GATAAGTTTTCGTATCCCTCCCCAAAATGGCATGATTCAATTAAATAATCAGAAGGCATTAATAATAGCTTTGACACCCAACACGGTGACGATTGAAGTAGACTCTTTACAATTTTATCCGTTTATATTTACAACAAATGGGCAGATACCTTGCGTGGCTGTCCCAGCAGGATCAGGGATTCCCCCAAGAACTGCAACCGTGACTCTGGAAGATGCCTTTGATAACGAACCGATATTATGACTTGTAAACAATTATCACTTTTGCCAGAGCTTGAACAGGAAATCATTCATGGTGATTGTTTAGAAGTCATGAAAACGATGGATGATAATAGCATAGACTTTATTTGTTGCGATCCGCCATATGGGCTTAATTTCATGGGTAAGAAATGGGATGATAAGGTTCCCAATATCGATATTTGGACGGAATCATTAAGAATATGCAAGCCAGGTTCAATGCTAGCAGCATTTGGAGGATCAAGGACTCATCATCACCTTATGCTTGCATTAGAAAAATCAGGCTGGGAGATTCGGGATGTCATAATGTGGCTGTATGGAAGTGGGTTTCCTAAGTCTCATAACAAATTTGGATTAGAAGGATATGGCACAGCCCTAAAGCCAGCATATGAGCCTATTATACTGGCAATGAAACCCTTAGAAGGCACATATAAGCAAAATGCAGAAAAGTGGGGCGTTGCTGGGATTAATATAAACGAAAGTCGAATCGAAGGAGTAAAAAGGTCACCTGAATTTAAAAATCCGAAAAGCGAATCTGGATGGCCTTGTTTAGGTGAAAATAAAAATCTTATTGACTGGGATAATACTAAAGGTCGCTGGCCTTCAAATTTAATCTTGTCAGAAGAAGCGGCCGAGCAGTTGGATCATATGACGGGGGTTTTATCTAAAGGTCATATTCCAAAAAAAAGTAATATAAATCCTTTTCATGGAAGTAATCATAAAAATATCGAAAGAGAAGAAAGATATCTAGATTCAGGAGGAGCCTCAAGATTTTTCTATGTAGCAAAAGCTTCATCTTCAGAAAGGAATAAAGGGCTTGAGGGAAAATCTAACACGCATTGCACTGTAAAACCATTATCACTTATGAAATACATCCTAAAACTTCTAGCCCCTCCAGGTAATCCAATATGCCTTGATCCATTTGCAGGATCAGGAAGTACTTTATTAGCAGCTAAAGAGCTTGGAATCAATTGTATCGGCATAGAAAAAGAACTAGAATATTATGATATTGCTAAAGCGAGATTGGCATGACATTTGTTCCAACATTTCCCATCTTTCCAGCCTTATCAGATGCGATAACTAAAACTCGCAAACTGACAGGCTCAAGCAATTCATTTCAAGTGACAGATGCCTATATCGTGCAGCAAATGCACAGTTTTTACAGCTATGATTTACCAGCTAAGTTTCGTTCTCTCAAGTTAAAAGATATTTATACCTTTACGACAAATATCGGACAGGATGTCTATCCATTCAATAGCGAACTTTACATTACCGTAAATAATCCATGCTATTGCGCTAAGCGAGAATTGAAGCTTTTTACCGATCCATGGAATTTCTATGGTGTAAATTACAATTGGCAGCAGATAGACAATAACTTTTCCACAGGAAATGGGACAAGAGGACCATATTCAGGAAATACCATTGCATCGCCAATGATTGCCAGCGTCAATAATGACCCAGGAGCCTTGATAACACGCAGTCCAGGGGTAACAGGTGGCTCTAATCTTTATTTTCCTCAGAGCCGCGTTCAAAGCATTCTAATTTCAGCTAATGCAGGATATCGAGATACGCAAAACGTAACCGATGATGGCAATGGAAATCTAATTCAAATCTTTGATACTTCCTCTGGCAATCTCCCTCAACAGCAATTCGGCTTTAATTACTACCGCCAATATGCTGCCCTTGATCCTACGGTTGCAACTGCTACCATAAATTACCAAACTGGGGCTATTTCTGGGTTATATTTCGACCAAGCCATACCGGCTGGCGTGCCAATATCGATAGCCTACAATCCTAAAGTCTTGTCGATACCTCTTTCAATCATGTTTTTCCAAAACCAATTTACGCTTGCGCCTGTGCCAAATGCTGGTTACACCATAGAGTTAACTTGCTACAGACAACCTATTCAAGCACTAATAGCAGCGGACTTATCAGGAAATCCAGAATTAAGTGAATGGTGGGAAATACTAGCAGTTGGAGCTTCCAAGAAAATCTTTGAGAATAGAATTGATGAAGATGGTGTCAGATATATCGATAAGATGCTTGCCGAACGTTACGACATCATCGAAACTCGAACATACGCCCAAATAGGTCAGCAACAGATTCAAACGCTTTATACAGACCAACTAACACAAAACTATAGCCAAGGTGGCTTTGGCACAGGATTTGGTTCAATATGACAGATCAATTTCATTTACATTGGATTCAATGCGCTTATAGAACGGCTAAACGTGGTGGTAATTTTCTTGTAGAAGTTTTCAAAAAAGAAAATAAGCATTTAACGCCTGATGATTGCTTAAAATTAAAAGATTTGTATGGGATTAGACCTTCCGATATTGTCAAATTAGCAATTTCGCATGAATTTACCCTTGACGATGAAGGCTTCGCAGATCTTTTAGATGAAGAAGATATTAAAAATAAATCAGTTAAAGCATTGGCATGTCATGAAGAAAATTGTAATTAAAAAGAAAAAGAAAATTGTCACACCACCGAATAAGAAAATAAACATGGGTGGTGGCCCATTTGTAGGAAAATCAACAACTTGAGAGTGAAATGGTAGTCATAAAGGGTAAAGAAAAGAAATTGAACAAGCGTTTAAAAACGGCAAGTCCACCGATAAGTGCAGAAGCAAAAAGAAAACTAAAGCGTCCGCAAGACACCCAACCTATCGCAACCGTAGCAGTTTAAGGAAACAATTATGGCAATACCTCCATTTACACAAGGTTATCCACCTGATGGTTCATCTTTAGGAAACACCAAAACCACAATGCGAGATAATCTAGATGGCGAATTTTTAGTTGTCGGTGTTGACCACCAAACGCAGAATACCATTTTTCCTGGAGCTGCCGGATCGCATACAAAAGTTTCCTTAAGAAATACCGCAAGCACGATCACGCCAACTTTACCTCCAGGAATCTTTGGAGGAGGTTATGAAACTCTATATTCACAACCAGCAGGATCAACCCCTCTTGGACCATTAGGTGAAATATTTTATTCTAGAGCTGGAGCTGCCGGAATTCAACTTACAGGACCAGGTACACCAGTAAAAACAGCAACAACTATAACAACTTTTATCCCTGGGGGAATTTTAGTTCAAAGCGGATTTGTACAAAGTACAGCTTCAACAGGAATAGTTGTTTTCCCTCAAACATATCCAATATCTCTTATAAGTGTAACTTTTGGAATGATTGTAAGTAATGGTTCTACAACTGGACATGCAGGCCAAATATATTATGTTGAAGATATTATTAATATAAATACTCAATTTACTTGGAGACAAGCTGATTTATCAGCCGATGCTACTGGTTTCTTTTGGACAGCTATAGGTTATTAATGTCTTCATTCCAGCAAGTTCTTATTGGCGGTTATCCAGGTGGAGGTCTAACGACCGATCGCAAACCATTGATGCTTGCCAATGAAGCTTTTTCCAATCTTCAAAATGCCTACGTCTTTCGAGAAAGAACGAAAAAACGTGATGGTTCAGTTTTAATCGGAAGATTAAGAAGAATCTTAGAAACAGTTTCGGCAGGAACATTTACATTAAGCATTGGTTCCAATTCCTTTAATATTTTCACGCAATTGAGTATTACTGGCGAGCCAAATGCTTCAATAGAGCCAGGCAATATCACGCCTATTGTCATTGTTTTCGCAGCACCAATCAGCCAAACATTAACCGACTCTACCGGAACAGGTATAATGGTTGTGACAGGAGCCGGCCCAATAACTTCGGCTACAATCAATTATTCAACTGGTATCGTGACGATAATTTCGTCAGCGAATGTAGGTCCGGCAGCAGTCACAATTTCCGGAGCATACTTTCCAATGCTTCCTGTCATGGGCATACTCAAAAGAGATGTCGCTGCCATAGGAATAGATTCAACGGTGTTCTTTGATACTAAATATGCCTATCAGTTTGTTGCTGGCTTCCAAGAATTAGTTTCTGGCACAGTGTGGACAGGAAGCAATACCGATTTCTTTTGGGCAGCAAACTATCAAGGTGCA